TTTAACTTTATTTGCCCAGTAAGCTGCAGACATTTTGCCTTTAGCTATGTTTTTACCATGTCTTGCTTTAAATGACTTTGCTCTTTTTGTCATAGTCCTGTCACCAGTTTTACCTTGCTGACCAAAACGAATTGTCTTTATTTTATCACCTTCTTTAGCAACAACAACATGGCTCTTTGTTTTATGTTTTGGAGTGCGTTTTGCTTTATTAAATCCGCTAACTCCAGCTCTTGCTAATCTTGGGTCTTTTGCCATAATTACTCCTACGAACAAGTACACATTCTTTTTAATGTATCAAAAACTTTAGAGAATGTCATCTGTTCGTTTTCTAAAGTCATCTGTTCTGAATATATTTTTTTTGTTGTGGAAAGGTTTTCAGGTAGCATAAAGTGTATGGTACGTCTATCTAGTGCAACTAAGGCTAACATATCGCATTGTATTTTAGATATAGGTGTTTTTTGCCCACCATAATTAGTTTGGAAATTGTATCGTGCAACAGTTTTACCACGATCTGTATGGGCTTTTTGTGTAGCTTTTACTTGTACTCGTATTGGTTTTTGTTCTAACCACGCTAATAAATCATAACCATCTTTTCCAACAAGGTCATTATCAATTCCATAGCCTTGCAAAACAGAACTAGCTAAAAGTTCTCCTTGCAAACCAATTTTTGTAGACATTTTAGGTAAACGCTATCTTTAACAATAAGCCGATAGATGATGCACTTGCACCAATCATAATGGCTTCTATTCTATATAATCGTCTATCTATTGCCTCATATCTGTCGGCACAAGCACCAACATGGTCATCAATTTTTTGGTTTACAAGAGACGCTGTTGGTTTAGTTGCCATGATTATTCCTTATTAGATTTGTGTTACAGTATCGCCAGAGGTATAACTTGCAGCACTTGTTGATATAGCTCCTCTAGTGCAACCTGTAAGATTTGTTCCATCTACTCCAGTATAAGTAATCTTCTCATCACCTATTTGTACAGTACCAGATGTTGTAAATGGGTTTGAATTACCAACAGGAATAGTTGTTACAGAGTCATTAATGTCAGATGTAAGGCTATTAGCACCTTTAAAATCTGCATTAGTTGACCATGAAGAACCATCATGTTTGTATTTCCAACCCCAATAATCTGATTTAGCATCTACGCCTGTATGCAATGTTGCATCACTTGTAGTACAATCTGATATAATAAGTTCTGGCGTACCACCTTCACTGATTGTAGTTCCTGTGGAAGTAATATCTACAGTTTTACTATCGGTTAGATAATAAAGACTTATATTAGTTCCGTTTCTTACTATTGTTTGCATTTGTTTACTCCTTATTCAATTAATAGTTTTGTTGCAGATAAAGCTTTACCAACTACTACTGAGCCTAAGCTATCTGCACTAGTGCCAAGTGAACCATCATTTTGAGCATAGTATGTTTCAGCAGCCGTAAGACCACTTTGTTGAGCATCTATTTGCCCTGTTGTTGCTACTTCTACTTGTCCATTATCAGACACATCTTTAGTAGCAATTCCTATAAAGCCTTTACCGCTTGTTGGGAATGTTGTTGTTGTTGCTGAACCTGCAGGGTGTATTCCATAAGACCCTATATCATTATCACTATCTTCATAGGCTGCTAACATTCTATAATTTTGAGCTGCACCTGCTTGAGCTATACTTGTAAAGTAATTAGTTCCGCTACCTAAAAGAGTAACAGGTGTTCCTTTAGTAATTTTGTAACCAACGACTTCTCCAGAAGCTTCTGCAAAAACAAATTCATTATATTTTATGTAATTATTTTCATCTCTGTAAATCATAGGTACAGTACTTGTTTCTATTAGTTTTGGTATTGATGCGTTATTTGTATTACCTGTTGTAGTATTAGTATTAGCAGAGCCACTTTCTCCTGTTTCATAACCCATAGTTATTGACCTATCATCAGCAACTTTAACACCTTTTAATTTAATAGTGTCACCACTAATATCATAAGCAACAGCAAATAAACCTATAGCTGACATATAACCCATACTATCTTGAAAACCGTTGTTAGTGCTTGGGTATTCGTCATCAAGTTCATATTCACTTCCAAAAGTTAAAGTAGTGTCTGAAAGAGTTGCTGCCTTAATTGCTAAATCATTACTTCCATCTCTGTATGAAAATAAAAATTTATCACCACCAAAGGCAGTATCTAAACAAACACCTGCAGTTGCTGATGTAACAACTTGTGCCGTACCAAAACTAGGTGTTGTTCCTGATATAGAACCTACATAAGCTGTTGGATAAGAACTGTTAGATTGGTCACGATTATAAACAACAAATTTACTATTTGTAGTATCGTAGGCAACATTTATATCTGTTCCTGTACTATTAGAATCATCAATAATTACTTCACTTCCTACTGTAACAGAACTTGCACCTATTGTTAAAACTCTACATCTTAAATCATTACTATTTTGGTCAG